AAGATAAATATGATTGTACGGTATCTGTTGCTTTAGGTAATGGAAGTAAAGATCAACAGATGGCTCATCTGTCACAAATGCTTAGTTTTGCAGGACAGGCTATGCAGGGTGGATTAAGAATTGTTACTGAACAGAATATGTATAACCTTGGGGCGGCGCTTGTTAAGGCAATGGGATTTCAGAATGTTAATGACTTCCTGACCGACCCATCTCAGAATCCGCCTAAAGGCCCATCACCACAGGAGCAAATGGCACAAACCGAGCTTCAAATTAAGAAGGGTGAACTAGATGTTAAAGTTGCTGAAACACAAATTAAGCAACAGAAAGTTCAACTTGACGCCGCTAAGTTACAGGCAGATACAGCCATGAAAGCGGCAGAAATTCAACTAGAGGCTGAACAGGAGAGGCCTGTAGGAATAGGTTAAAAAGGGGAAATAAGTTAATGATAGATGAACAAAGAGAGGAACACGCTAAACGCCTCCTTTCTGACGAGTTGTTTAATGAAGCATTTGATATGTTAAAAGAAGATTTGATGTCCCGCTGGAACGCCAGCGGTTCTACAGAGTTAGAAGCCAGAGAATCAATCTGGCTTGCTATGAGACTGCTTGATAAGCTTTATAACCATATATCGTCCATAGTTGAAACTGGACACATGAATAAGGTCTTATCACAGCAACACCCATTCATTTAAGAGGAATAGATTATGGCGGACACGCAACCAGCCCCGCAACCGGCTGTACAGCCACTACAACCCGCTCCCGGCAGTATAGCGGAAGCAGAAGAGGTATTACTTGGACTTCTGGAACCTGAAAAGGAGACACCAGAAACTGAGGAAGCCGCACCTACAGAAGAGGAAGAGTCTACAGAAGAAATTCAAGACGAATCATTGGAAGAGGAGCCTGAAGAAGATGAATCTGAAGAGGAATCTGAAGAGGAAGACGATGAAGGCACTGAGGAACGCGCAGTAGAAGGAGATGACCTTTATGCTATCACCATAAACGGTGAGGAACATGAAGTAAGCATGGACGAACTATTGAAAGGTTATTCGCGCCAATCAGACTATACCAAGAAAACACAAGAACTGTCAGAACACCGGAAGGCATTTGATGGCGCTAGACAACAAATGGCGCAAGAATACCAGCAGATTCAGGCAGAAAGGCAGCAGTATATAGATTCTTTACAACAAATTGTAGATAGTTCTGCTCCGGGTCTGGAACAGTATGCCAGTATAAACTGGGAACAACTAAAAGCCGAAGACCCAATAGCATTTATCACAAAGAAGGAAGAGTTTAGAGATTCTCAAGATAAAATGGCCGAGTATCAGGCACAGCAGGAAGAAGTATATCAGAGGCAGTATCAAGAATATCAGAAGCAAGCCCATCAGGTTCTACAACAGGAGCATGGTAAGATGGCGCAAGTTTTACCGGACTGGAAAGAACCAGAAAAGCAAAAGAAGATTGCTAAAGATATTAAAGAATATGCTCTTTCAGTAGGCTATACACCTGAAGAGGTAGGTTCTCTTGTGGATCATAGGTCTTTATTAGTTCTTATAAAAGCCCAAAAATATGACAGTTTACAGAACGCTGATGTTAAGTCTAAAAAGCTTAAAAATAAGCCTAAAGTAGTTCGGTCAGGTAAGGGCAAGAGTAAGGGCGAAGACAATAAGGTCAAACGTGCTGCAAAAATGAAACGTCTTCAGAAATCAGGTCATGTCGATGACGCGATCTCTATTCTGGAAGATATGATGCAAGATTAATAAATTTCTTTAGGGAGAAAAACAAATGGCAATTGCTACAAATACGTCACTGACTTATTCGTCAGTAGCGATCCGCGAACAATTGTCAGATGTAATTTACAATATCGCTCCTATGGATACCCCCTTCATGTCGGGTTGCTCTAAGCAGACTGTAGATAATACTTTCTTTGAGTGGCAAACTGACTCAATCACGGCTGGTGCAACTAACCGTAAAATTGAAGGCGATGACAGCATTGCTGCTACCGCACGGGTACTTCCAACGCGACTTGGAAATTACGCCCAGATATCACAATATGTAAATCAGACATCTGGAACTGACGATGCGGTGAACTATGCCGGACACGGCAAACATCAAGCCTATCAATTGGCTAAAAATGGCAAGCGCATGAAGCGCGATATGGAAGGTATGTTACTAGAAAATATCGTCCGTGCTGCCGGTAACTCAACCACAGCGAGAGCAACGGCTGGTGTTCCTGCATGGCTTGCTACTAACTATGTATCCATGAATCCAACGTCCGGTTCTCCGGCTGCTGGTGCAACGGGTACGACTGCAATGACAGAAGCTACCGCTACTGCTTCTATTACAGAAGCTGGCATTAAGAACGTCATTAAAGACTGCTATGATGCTGGTGGCAATCCTGACTTGATCTTAGCCCCGTCTGCTATTAAACAGGCGATCTCTGATCTGGCACAGTCTGTATCATCTCTTAGAACCAATACTAAGGGTGATTCACCAGCGCACGTGGTGGCTGCTGTTGACGTTTACGTCAGCGATTTTGGTACGTTCAGAATCGTGAGTGACCGTAACGTAAAAAGCACGGAACACGTTTTCTTTTTGGATATGGACTTTTGGGCCATTGGTTGGCTCCGTCCTTTCCAGACTGTTGAACTTGCTAAGACTGGCGATGCCCAGAAGCAGTTGTTGCTTGCTGAGTATGGCCTGATTTCCAAGAACGAGAAGTCAAGCGGTATCCTTGCTGATGCAAAAGAGTAGATAAGTACCGGGGGGTGGGGCAACCTGCCCCCCATCTTATGCAAGAACTAGAAACTAACTGTCCTAATATTCAGGACGAATACGGCGGTAAGGTAGTATTTCCATTTGGGCCGTGTATATATCAGAACTTTATCTCTGATGACCTCAGAGAATCTCTTCTTGAGGAAGGAAAGAGAATCAGAAATAAAGACCATGATTATGGTAAAAGACTGGCTGGTAATATGTATTTCGGCGGGTCTTATGATTATGGAAATGAATATATTGTAAAGGTATTTCCAGAATTTCTAAAGATCCTATTCCAGTGGTTTGATTTCATGGTTTACCACTATGATGGTGGAAGAGTAAATTTCGCGCCGGGAAAGGAAGATTTAGAGATCAATCTGGATACTCTCTGGATAAATTTCCAAAGACGGTATGACCATAATCCACCACACCAACATCATGGCATTGTTTCCTTTGTTGTATATCTTGATGTACCAGAAAAGATATTCAAGGAACAGGCGAAGTCTAATGTTCAGGATGCTGGTCATATAGTATTTAAGTATGGGGAGTCTATCAGTCCACTCAGTGTAAGTATGTGGAATGTAACCCCTCAGAATAACCTGATCCTCATGTTTCCCGCTACCTTAGATCATATGGTTCATCCATTCTGGGTAGACGAGGAACGCGTAAGCGTATCAGGAAACTTCACATTAACAGATAGAATTGTATTAAGCCAAAATGGGGCATAAAAATGGAAACTGATGCTGATTTTAAAGCGATTGCCGATAAAATGATAAAGGGGAAGAAATCTGCCCCCAAAGAGGAAAAGTCTAAGGAACCGACCGATGCTATAGGTTGGTTAAAGAAGGCATATATTGATAATGATCCTAAAGATGGTGCACCCAAAGTAGGGGATATAGGTTATGTCTAAAAGGTTAGTCGTAGATCAAGAGCCTTGGCGCAGGACTGATTTCCATTTTGATGAGGCTGAGGATAAGGTCACATTAAATACAGTACAGGACGCAGAACCTATTGTTGAAGAAAACAAGAGGAAGATGAACGCCTATGGTGATAAATTATCTTTAGGTAAGAGGGGCGAGTGGCATCACACGGCTTCTATACCCATAAACATATGGGAACAGTGGATGATGGATACAAACGGGGCAATCCAAAAAGACCCCAAACTTCTTGCCCGGTATCTTAATGATCCGGATTACAAGTATTTTAAAGTTGCTCCAACAAATATCTAAGGGTATAAATTATGTATAGACAAAGTGATGATGGTAGTTTCAACAGGTGGGATGTGCAGAGCGTTGTTACAGTAGGCGCTTCTGCTGTTGCCACAAATGTTACTTCCGCGAAAATATTAGGTATCCATACAGATGGGGAGATTTACTTTAACTTCTCTTCATCTTCAAGTGCCTCTGTCAGCACAGCCAATGATCTTAAATTAGCGGCTGGACTCACATTCATTAACGTACCTAAGTTCTCTGGACGGGCTGTTTCTCAGTACCTACATCATCAGAGAGTGGGCAGTTCTAATGTAAGTATGAGACTTGTTCACGTCTGATGGCGATAGGAACTTTCGCGGAATTAAAGGTTGCAGCCGCAAATTGGTTAGACAGAAGTGATCTAACCGACCGGATACC